AGTGCATTCTTTAACGGTATGCCCAAACTTCAAGGTAAGATTGAATACAAGTGTAACACTTGTGGTAAGTTGAATGAGAGATTATTGGAAGGACTACAAAGTTTTTTTTAATAACCCTTTCTCATGAGTCGGTGTTTAATTTTTATAGCACCAACTTTCAACTAATGCAACACCACAAATACTCGTTAGACGAATTAGATTCAATGATACCTTGGGAAAGGGAAATCTATATTAAATTGCTCATGCAACATCTAGAAGAAGAAAAAGAACGTCAGAAGGCAGAACAAGCCAAAATGAGAAGATAACGTTTAATTAAAACTAGAGGATACAACAATGAGCGATATGGATAAATTTCAAGGCGACATGAGTCGTAACGAAGTAGAAATTGACTTGAAAAAGTTTATGAGTATGGTTTCTGAAATCGGTGATTTGAAACAGGAAATCTTTGAACTAACTCAAGAAGATAGAAAGAACCCTTGGCAGAAATGGATATTTGCAGCCAAGACAATTGATGCATGGAGAATTATACCTCGTGCATTCCTAGGTATTTATATGTACCTATTATATTATGCGACCTTTTGGTTTATGGACTTGGCAGACCCAACCCTTGAACAGTCGGGATTAATTTCCGTACTAGTGGGTGCTGGAGCTGCATGGTTTGGTCTATACACTTCAAGTGCAGCGAAAGAACACGGTGACCAAAACCCCAATTAGGAAAATCATAAATGGCTGAGACCAACGCAGATATAAAGAATTTTACAGAAGGTTTAATTGGAAGCTTGAACAGGGTAACAACTGGTCTTGCTTTCAAGCAGTCTGCTGAAATAATTAAAGCAAACGAAAGAATGAAAGAGTCTCAAGAAAGACTCGCTCGTAGGCAAGAAACACATCAAGGAAAGGTCGAAGCACAACAAGAAAAATTCGATAAGTCTCGTGAGAAGATTATGCAAAAACACGCAAATAATCAAACTCAACGAGACATAGAATTATACAAACTAGACAATAGAAGAAATGATGCAACTAAAGAATTGGTTGACGATTTTGATAAGTTTAAAAAATCATTAAGTGAAGGTAACGACTTAGAGAAAGACCACATCGAAAACCTTAAATCTCAAGGTAGTATGAATACTGGTATAGACGGAATGTCTTCTGGCATTGATGATATGGTTAAAGGTATTGAAGGTTTGACATTTGGTCTAGTAGACTTAAGTGGTAGTTCTAATAAACTAACTAATTTCTTTAAAGGGATTGTTAGTTTAGGTGTTGGTTTAATAAGTTTCTTAGGAAGTCTAGGTGAGACTGTTGTACTATTAACAGACCACTTAAAAGTCTTTGATAGAAAAATAAAAATTACTAGAACAGGGGGAGCGCCAGGTACAGTACCTAGTGGTATCACTGGCATGGGTGAAGATTTTGTTGGCCCTGTTAACCCCAATGCAGCTACATCATCAGAAGATATTATTGAATCATCGGTTGTTGATTTTGCAACCCCATTAGGTAAGAAAGCAGGCAGTTTCTTTAAAGGCATCAAAGATGGAATCGGTGGTGTCCTTGATACAGTAAGTCCACAAAACATCAAAAAGCAATTTGATGTTGCAACCAAGACATTTGCTAAAGGAGCAAGCATTGTTGCAAATGTAACACCTACTGAAAGTGAAGAACGAAGACCTCTCCAAGAAACATTGCCGGGCATGGAGAAATCACCCCAAGATAAATCAGCTGAGTTCCTATCTACATACAAAAGTGATTCTGTTCCAATAGAAGCAGCTGGTGCAATATCTGATATGTTAAATGGAATTAAAAATTCTCTTAGAAGTTCATTTTCGTTTGGTGATACAGACAAACAAGCAGAAGCTGGTGAGATGATGGAAGAAAATTTCTCACAGATGAAAGGTCATGCTGAAAACTTTAGAGGCTTAGTGTTTGGTGAAGGTTCTATGTTTGCTAAAATTACTGGTGGATTTGGAGATGCATTAAATTTCTATGGTGAGAGTGTTAATAAGGTAGGCAATACGGTTATTGGATTTGGGAAATCAGTTGGCCAGTTCTTCAGTAGTGGAGAAAATATGAAAGCTGGGGTGGCGTCTTTCGCTGCATCTTCATGGTCATTTCTTAAATCTGCATTAAAGTTTGTTCCTGCTGTATTAGGATTCGTTGTTGCAACCACTATGTTTGTGGGTTCAATGATTGTTGCATCCTTACCATTCATTGCAATGGGATTATTAATTGCAGTTGGAGTTGCTTTACTCGTTGGAGCTGTAGTTGCAGTATTTAATAAGTTCCCTATCATAGGTGAGACTTTATCTACAGTATTTGGTTTTGTATTTGATACCATTAGTGGTATAGTCAATGTTATTATGGATGTCTTCAGCAATATATGGGGAGCCATAACAGACATCTTCGGTGGATTCATCGATATGTTTAGCGCTGCATTCAGTGGTGATTTTGGTGGTATTTTTGATGGTCTAATGAAGATAATAGGTGGAGTCTTTGATTTATTCTTAGCACCATTTAGAGCAATCTTCGATGGTATAGCAGGATTTGTTAATTCACTATTACCCGATTGGGCAAAAGACATGTTAGGGGGTGATACTGCTTCTGCAGAAGAGAGTGGTCTCTACGATAAAAACAGAATAGGTAAATCTACTGTAGATGCATCTATGATATCTGGCGCTCCAACTAAAGACTTAATGGCCATTGTTTCACACAATGATTTATCTGAAGAAGACATGGCACTAGTTAAGGCAGAACTTGATTCAAGGAATATAGGTCTTGAAGGTACTCCTATGACTGGTGAAGAATTAAAAGAACAAAGAGAAGCATCTAAAGCTGCAATGGATGGTGGAACACAAAACAACACTGCAGTTGCACAACAAAACACTAATAACAATGTAACTAATAATGCATTCTCACAATCACCTAATCCTAGACCAACTGATTCTACAATTGGAAGAACTGCAGCTGTAAATCTAAATTAATTCAGGCCCTTTAAGCATATCTGCTTTAGTCATTGCCTTTCTGTTATATTTTGTTTTATCTTTTTGAACTTGAGTAAGTCCATGTGAAGGTGTAACCTTTCTAACCTTTACTTCAGTTTTTTTACCAAAGATAGTATCCCAGTTATCTGAGTATAATTTCTCGTTAGAATTCCTACGTTGTGAACCCTTGCCACCGTGCCATTGTTTTGCCATGTCATCAACCTAACGGCCCTCTAAATCCACGTCGTCCCATTGATGCTCTTTTTGCATCTAACTTCTTACGTCTCTTCAAGTCTTGGTTTCTTTGATTCCTAATTGTATTAGGTTTGATGTGATACTTTCTATCACGACATTCTTGAACTATACCTGCTTTCTCACAATCCTTTTTGAATCTGCGAAGTAGTTGGTCGAACCCTTCTACGTTCCGATTCTTTGGATTTATTTTAGGTGTTACACTAGGCATAATTATTCTCTAATAGATGTGAAGTCACCCCACGCTTTACAGCAACCCGTTCTTCACCGACCAATCCGCTATATGCTATTGACCTTTCCCTTACTGAGTACCCCCAATCATTTTCCACGGTCTCAGTGTGTAGTCGTCTTATTTTCAAGGACACATTTTGAATAAACACGACTACCCCATTGTAAGAAACTCAACTACTAACTATCAGCAGCCAGTTTCTTAAAGTAGTCCATCGCATCATCTTCTTCCACTTGGGGAGCAGATTCTGCTGATGCAACTACAGGTTCTTCTGCAACTGGAGACGTGTTAACATCTGACCATGGAAGTTCTTCCATATCATCTGCAACTGACTCAGCTGTAGAGTTAGTTACTGCACCTGTTAATCCAAGAACTCTATCGAGTTTCTCTTTTAACTCTTCGTAAGATTTAAACTCACTTGGTGCAATAATTCCACTTAAGCTATGTAGGTTGTTTACCACATCTACAAGCTTTTGCTCATCATCAAATAAAGGTGCTTGTGAATCGAACTCTGATTTATCATAGTTCCAGTATCCGTCAACTTTTCTGATTTTAATCTTGAAGTTGGCACCTTCGTCTCTGAGGTCAAAAGGATTGATTGCTTTCTCATCTTCAAATGCTGGTGAGATTGCTTCCTTGAGTGCTTCAAAGATTTTTTTACCATATCTGTACTTAAACACTTTACCTTCGTTAGCAGGATTTTTAGGGTCTGAGATAACAAGGATGTTAGACACATAATGTAAACGTCTTTTCTGTTTACGTGCTTGGTCTTTGTTTGCCTCAACACCAGTATTCCATAACTGAGTATTGTATTCAGACACAGGGTCTTGTTTATTAAGAGTCGTTAAAGACTTCTCAATATACCATCCACCTGGCCCTTGGAAACCGTGGTCGAAGTATGATACCCATGGCATCTCTTCACCCTCGGGGGTAGGTAAGAAACGAACTACAGCGTAACCGTTACCACTCTTATCGAGTTCGGGTTTCCACATAGTGTCGTCTGAGTAGGATTTTTTTTCTCCGCCTGTTGGGGAAGCTGATTCCATTGCAGCTCTTAGTTTATCTAAACTACTTGACATTGTATTCTCCTATTTTATTACAATTGTATCGCATTTTATCGCATATTATTAAGATACTTCAGATGGGTGTCCCACCCCAAGTATCCACTTTTCACTATTTTCATAGTTAAGTTCATTATACTCTACTTTCACAAAACCTTCAAGAGGCTTTTTCCAATAGACATTAATGTTTTCATACTCCTTTAATAGAGCAAGAAACTGTTGTTGTTGAGTATGGAAGACTCTATCGTCTTCTGAATAATCAACCTTGTATTTATACAAGCCAGACTCAGCAAATATATTACTGGGGTCATTATGTTCAAGTGCATCGAATCCTATTAGACATATGTCTTTGTAACCGTTTTCGATTGCATATCCTAATGCACTCATTCCACCAAATAGATTCTTAAGCTTAGGATTATTATACATAACTATGTTATTCCCATAGTCCCCGCTAATACCTATAAAGAAACATTCCTTTCCGTCGTAACTTCCTTGGACTGAAAACTCCGTATCTCCGTCCTTCCTAATCTCATAGAAGTTATCATATTCACCAATACCCATCTTCATCATATCCCACATTTCAATCGGGACGGTCTCGAACTCGGCAAATGCAACTTTGTTTGTTTTATAGTATTCTTCGTCTACAATTTTTGCTTGAACTTCTATATCAATTGCAAATAGTAAGTCGGGTTTAACAATATTATTTGATACTGCATTAAAACCCCACCACTCTTTATCTTTGAATTCTTCCCAGTCTACATTCTTCTGACTAGGGCCATTCCCTATTAAGTAGAGCATATTTCTAGAAGCTTCTTTTTGTATTTCTGTTGGTCATATGATATGAATGACTTGTACTTGTTAATTCTAATGTGTAAGTCGGGATACACTACCTTCTCTGAGATAAGTGCTTCCCAATCTTTAGTGAAACCAATTATTTCATCCATGATGCAAATGGTTTCTAAACTTACATCCTTACTCATGTAAGCTTTAAGTAATCTAGGGTGTTGACCGTCGACTACTTTAAGTTGTGTCTGAATCTTGAACTTTCGTATCAAGTCATTCACTTCTGTTTCAAACATATAACCTAATTTCTGATTACGTTTCTTCCATTCACGATATCTCTTATCACATTCTTTATCTAGAAGGTCACCCGCCCAGAAATCTTTATATGATAGATTTGCAATATAGAAATCTTGTAATTCTTGTTTATATGTTCGGTACAGTTTACCAAAATGGTATTTATCTTTACGTTTAAGAAATGACTTGATGTCTGACTTCACTTTTCCGTTATACTTAAC